TATCCAGGGGCCATTTCAGGTTGCTGTAATAGGTGTAATTTTCAGGGTGCGGCACATAGGCCGATGATTGCGCTTCCTGGTTAATAACACCGATTGTCACCCGGATATAGGACAATGGGTCCCTGTACTTATTTCTCATAACCTCTTTATACGCCTGGCTTGCCGTCTGCATTACTCCATCACCCCGCAGTCAACAATGTTTACTTTACAGTCCTTGTATAACGTCGGCAGGCCAGAAGGGTCGAACTCCGCCGGCGTCGCCGTCCGGTTCCCCGGGTACATCCGTATGGTCATCATGCGGTTATGTACCATATCGGGAACTTTGGCCGTCACCACGAACTTGTCAAACTCCTGGAGCATGGTCGCCCAAGTCTCAGCCGGCAGAAACTTCCACTGGAGATTTTCAAACTTGTACTGGTCGCGGCCTACACGCTGGCCGATAAATTCCCCCAGTGCATTCTTCCCGTCACTCACGTTTGTAGCAACAACCAGATTTCCCCCAATGTCGGGAGCCGGAAACTCCCGGCCGTTGATTGTAATGACTGCCATACAGCACCGCCTCCTTTACGTTGTTCTTAAGGTGAGTCCGGAACGCTTTTCCAGATCCACCAGTTTCTTTTTAATCTCGCGGATATCAATGTTCACAGTCAAGTCCAGGTTCTCGATCAGTTCAATGATCTTTTTGAGCAGGTCAATCATGATGATTAAGTACTGCTCGCTCATGCCGTCCGGTCTGGCTGCCATTGCAACGGCCTTATCAACCATATCCCGTACTCTCCCGGTGTCTTCATAGCCAGGACTCGATGATCCCACCATTGCCAGACGCGGCGTTACATTGCTTGTCATACTCCTTATGCTATTAACCAATGGTGTAATGGCTGCTCTCATGCCTCCCTGTACCGCCTGCGAGATTCCCTGGGTAATCTGCATATTATTGGCAACCGCTGCCTTACCGCCCCACTTACCAATCATTTCAGGATTGCCATTTTCATTTGCAACAAACATCTGCCCAGATTTTGGGAAACCTCCTGTCGCATGGCCTTTTACACCTGGACCGCTGCTGACATATCCGGTGTCCTTTCCGGGCCCGGAGTTGTCGCTGGCGCTTTCTTCTTCAGCTTCTTCTTTTCCTCGTTTGAACAGATTCTTTGCGCCATCTACAATACCGTCCCAGACACTTCCTACAAAATCTGCAATGCCGCCCAGCCAGTTTTTCACGTCTTCCCAGATATTGCTCATACCTTCCCAAAGTTTGTTCATGATGTTTTTTCCGACTTCCAGCATTTCGTCAAGATTGAAGATGTCCTTGATTTTCTGCCAGATTCCGTCGAACCACTCTTTGATGGCATTCCACTTCTCTTCGATGGTGGTCTTTACGCTATCCCAGATTTCAGACAGCTTATCCTTGATGCTGTTGAATATCTCTGATGCTGAGTCTTTTAAGCCGTTCCAAAGGCCGGAAATGAATGTTTTAATGTTGTTCCAGATATATTCTATCGTTGCTTTGACTAAGCCAAATTGTAATTCAATTTGCAGACGAATCCAATTTAATGCAGCACCAAGAAGATCCTTAATCCCCTCCCAAATACCGCCGAATATCTTCTTTATTCCTTGCCAAGCCCTATCCCAGTCTCCAGTAAGCGTTCCAATAACAAAATCCAGCAGACCGATAAACACATCTATGATATCGCCTATGACTTTTGATACACTTTCAAAAAAAGAGAAAAAAGCATCAATACAGTTTTTTATAAATAACGATATAATCGGCGCTGCTACTTCCATAAACCATAAGACAAACGGTTTCAAAATAGTATTCCATACCACTCCGGTAGCTTCTGCCAGTTTAGAGAAAAATTCCATGAATTTATCAATAAGCGGCGTTAATACCTGCGCTCGAAATTCTGAAAACTTCTCTGACAAATAAGTTATCAACGGCAGCATGTACTGATTGTAAAGTTCAAGAAACCTTGTCCCTATCTCCACTAACCCTTGTTTCAGATTATCAAAATATGGTTTAAAAGCCGTGTCATATGTACTATTCAGTTTATCGGCCACTTCGTCAACAATGGACTTTACCTCTGAAAAAATCGGTTCTACTGCACTAAACGTGTCCTCCAGCGTTGTCTTTATAAGCTCCTTATTCTGAACAAACGGTGCTGTAAGTACATCTAATATATCTCTAACATATTTTCCTGTCAGCTCCATGACTCCCATAAAAGCAGAAGAAAATATACCTATAATATCAGCGGCGACCTGCTTTGCACTGTCACTCCGGAACGCCTCAAAAACCGTTCCCCAAGCTTCACTTACCCGACCAACAATATTGGTGATATCTGACCCAATATCAAACATGGATATCAGATAATCCTTAATCCTCTGGCTGTTCTGTTCTAAAAATTTCGATATCCCGCCCAGCAGATTATCCGCAATTGACGCACCCACGGAAGCCATGCCTCCGGCGACTTTCCCAAGGTTAAAAACAAGACTGTTCAGGAAATTATCTGCCGCAGAAACAACAGCCGGATCCAGAAATATGTCTTTTAAACTCTGTCCGATGTTACTGATGGACTGCTGGATACTGTCTAAAACATCTTTGTTGCCAAAGGCAATATTAAATCCACCCTTAAACAGACTGGAAAGCTCTCTGGCCTTATCGATGAGCCCCTGGTACTTACTGTCCATTTCGTCTATAGCTGAGGTGTCAACCTCACCCATATCAAACTCATCAGCAGTATACCCGCCGCCCGCTCCTCCATCGGAGCCACTGCTGTCTGGTGCCTGAATAATATTAAGCTCGTCAATGCCACTTGTGGCTCCCTTGATATCTTTCGCGGCCTTCTTTGCGGCATTTCCTGCTCCTCCCATGGCAGCACTCGCATTATCCGCAGATCCGGCTATATCCTCCATGCCTGTAGCCGCAGCGGATACACCTCCGCCGGATTTCTTGCCAGTGATCAACTCTGTGAATGACTTGAAAGCATTGGCCAGGCTCATCAGTTTACTGATTATGAGGTTAATAACCTTAATAACAGGAGTCAGTACATTGATGAGTCCCTGGCCGATCGTCGCTTTCAAACTGTCAAACTGAAGCTTTAAGATGCGCACCTGATTCGCCCATCCGTCCGATGTCCGGATAAAGTCACCAGAAGCCAGGGTCAGCTGATCTGTCACGAACTTATACCGCAATGCTACCTTCTCGGCTTCTGTCATTTTGGCCGTTGTTTTGCCAAATCCATTCGCAAGTGCATAGCTGTCAAGCGCGCTCTGGGTCATGACGATTCCGAGATCTTTGAGGGATTCCGTCTCACCCGTAAATACTGATTTCAGCTTTGTGTATGCCTCGTCCTGGGAAATGTTATAGAATGACGCAACGTCTCCGGCCAGGCCGGTAAGAGCTGTCGACATCTCATAGGCCGCCTGCTCGTTGAATCCGAAGGCTTTTGCCATAGCTCCGAACGTGCCGGTAAACTTCTTTGCCATCGTTTCGGACAGGCCAAAGGATCCCGCCGCATTCCGGGCAAACTCATCTACCTTTTTCGACATACGGGGGAATGTCACGTCAACAACGTTCTGAACCTCGGCAAGATCGGACCCCAACTCAATACAGGAGGCCCCGAAATCTATAATCTTCTTAACTGCAAACGCGGCAGCCAGGGCGGCGCCTGCCTTCTTCGCCATACCCTGAATGCCGGCCATCTGCTTCTTGAAACTTCGATCATTTACTGTAAGGTCAAGACCAATTTGTCCGACGCTCTCAGCTGCCATACTATCACCTGCCTTTACTCTTCTGTAAGACAGGCACATCGGCACAGCGTCTTAAATCTTTAACTCAAATACTCGTTTACAATCCTTATTTTTGCATTTAAAAAAGACGCCCTTACACCTGGCGTCCGGATTTCGGATTGCATTTACTGGATACCCGCAGTACGGGCACCGCACTTTTTCTCTTTCTGCTTTCATCTTCTCAATCTCAGCCACCTCCGCATAACCATGCCATTTGCCGCTCCAGATAATCCATTTGCTGATTGTAAGTCTGCGGGCTCATCTGATCTGCCTGACGGTTGCGCCATTCGTCATAGATCCGTTTCTGGTCTGCCGTAAAGTGTTTGATTACATCCTTATCCGTCTCTGACCGGATCGCCACGATGCGCCCCAACACAGTTTCCGGATCGATTCCGGCCAGAAGAGATTTAAACTCATCCCAGCTGACCGACTCAAATTCTTTCGTCCTTATTCTCAGCCCATACTGCGACAGGAAACTGGAGATAATCAAATCCCAGTCTTCAAACAGATCGTAGTACGGGTCACTGCTCCCCCCGGCCGTCACCATCAGTATCAATAATTAAGCCAACAGCCGCTTCTACTACCGTGACCAAATCGTTGAAGTTCAGCTTCATCTTCTCGATCTCTCTTTGGGACTTCTCCGGGAACATCATCTCGTACATATCCACGATTTCCTTCGGCCCCGGATCACCATTTCCCATCAGCCCCATGACCTTCAGCATGGTGGGGGCATCTGCGTTGACCTCCAGTACCTTCCCCCTGATTTTAAGGGAAGGGTTGCCATCAAATGTAAGCTTATCCGTAATATCAATTATCTTTGCCATGTTCTAATCCTCCTTATCCTGCTGGTTTCGCCGGTTTCGCCGGAGTAAAAGTTGGCTTGCCATAGCAGACCACTTCAAATTCCAACGCATCAAGTGCCGCGGTGTCTCCGCCTCCGGGTGTGGTCACATTAATAACACAGTCAAACGCCAGCTTTGCGCCAGATACCATTTCCCATTCAAACTTTGTCATTGCATCGCTGCCCATAGCCATAAATAAACCAGCTATATAGTCATTTCCCGGATCGCCAACACTTCTCTTCCCCTGGAAGGAAAAGCTGAGTTTCTTGCCGACTACTGCGCTTTTCGCCCAACCTTCCGCATCCATGGCGTACCACTCATCTGTTGTGTTGTCGATGGACGGAGCGAAATTGGTTAAATCCTTCGGAACTGCCATATCCTGTTCTACGCTGCTTAACCCCTTCGTCCCGAACTTAAATTTATTATTGTGTACTGGAAATACTCTTGCTGCTTCTGACATTTCTTGTTCCTCACTTTCTCTGATATACAAAATCCAACCATATCACATATTCGTATACACCCTTATCATCTGTCCCCACGTCAACCGGTTCGGGCACCTGAAGAATGATGCAGTGAATGGGCGTATCCCCTATGGATAGGCTGGATACATTTTTAAGTTTCTCATATAACTCATAGGCGGCCTGCTCTGACGCCTGCACGCTCTTATTCCAGTGGATCAGCAGGGAGATTCGCCGGATATCATGACTGCTGTATTCGTAGCCTCCCAGAGCCATCACCGGAGGGCCGCTGTCTTTTCGGTGGTATACACCGATGGAACGTTCTTTTTTACTGTTTAGCTTGCCGATATAGACATTGCTGTCCTCGGCAATTCCCAGGCTTGCAATATATCCCCGGATATTATCCAGTGTCAGCATCATACACCACCTACTCTCTTATAAAACTGTTTAAATGCGTTCTTTGCAAAGTCTTCCTGTTTTCCGCCTTTCAGCCATGGCGCATACCACTCACCACCGGCAAACGGATTCTCGTCTGTCTGGTAATCATATTCCGGATGATAGTAAAGCCGGCGGGCATACGGCGTACTAGAAACCAGCCTCACCCTTCCATGTCTGGAATCTCCATAGTCTACAAAGGTTGCATCTTCTTCCAGGTGACCGCTGTCAAATGGCATAACCTGCGCCTGAACTACCTCTGTATGCAGCGCCTCCGCCGTCATTTCCAGTGCGGTGACTGCTGTCTGGGTAAGTTGCTTGATCCTCGGAAAATTCATCTTCACCGATGACTGTACCTGCATCAGATCACCTCCAGCTGGCAATAGTTAACCGTTCCGTCTGGATTTCTGGCCTTCATTCCCTGCTCGATCTGACGCTCCTGACCGAACACAGTCACGGTGCCACCGCTGAGTATTGGGAAGTCCGGTGCGATATCTCCCGGGAACATGGCCGTGCCGGTGATCTGGATCAGTTTCTTTTCCGTGGTCAGAATTGTCTTTGCCCTGTCCTGAAAGTTACATTTCAGATCCAGATCAATTACCCGCTCCGGCTCGCCATGGTTATTTACGTCTTCAGACTCCAGATGAACGTGTATATCTACCTTGCAAAGCTTTTTAGGTACTAAACACGGATATCTCATAACATCACCTCGCTATCCGGCAGCACAAGCCTGTCTGGGACAGTAGCGCGTACACATCACGTTTCATGGCAATGCCCTTATCCGTGAATAGATTCCAGGAGCTGCCAAACTGAGCCGACACTCCATTAATACTGTATCCCTGCAGGATGGTGTTAATCTCGTCCACGTTCTCATACTCAAAGTCCGCCTGCTGGCAGACCACGTCCTGGATGACATCCTGCTGGAAGGCCGTCAGGTTAGAAAATCCCCGACCCACAATACGGTTGTAGGTCAGGGAATCAATGTGGCGGCTGGCCTGCTTAAGGGCCTTGTCCAGTTCGTTCATGGGGATTACTGTTCCCTTATATGCGTCACAGTAGTACTCACAGGTGGTATAAGGTTCATAGAGCATAAGGCACCTCCTATGTGACAGACCATGTACCGTCTGCATTAGTTGCTGTCTTAGGTGTCTCCCCGTCCTTAAATGTAAATGATTTCGTCTTGCTTGGGACGTCCTCAAATACCTTGTCTTTAGCATTGTAAGTCACTCCGGATAAGGAGATTTCCTTAACTGCTCCCGTTGCGGCATATCCAACAGTAATAAGTCTGTCTGGGAAGTTGCTGTCCCCGGCATCTGGCGTGAGTGTTCCATACCGAACTGTCTCACGTGCTCTCAGATATGCCTTGTTGTCTGCGTCAGAAAGACTATCCTGCATGACGGTCCCTTTGTGCTTCCCTGTATATTCCCCGGCGGTGGCCAGTCTCTCCCCACTGACAGGAGAACCAGAAGGCCAATCCACATTTCCATATTTCATTTCGTTTGGCATAATGTTCCTCCTTACTGCACCTTGATCTTGCGCATAATACCGGCTGCCTTGGTTGCCTTAAGGGCCGCGGCCGCCAGCATCTCAACCTCACCTTTCTTTACCGCGCCGGCTTCCTCGAACTTCGGCAGCCACTGTTTAACAGGGAGGCCTCCGGAAGGAGAAACCGCGTGGAATCCATCCAGGGCAATCCTTGCCGCATACAGGGACGTCTCTCCTTTTGTGTTGGATGACGTGTCGATGGATACAATCGGATCGTTGGAACCGCTCTTTGCGCCGAAATCTACCAGCGGAATATCTCCGTAGCTTTCAATCTGCTGGCCGAAATCATTCTTCGTTACCTGGTACATCCCTGCCCTGCGAGCGCATGCCCGAATTTTCGCAATTAATTTCAGGTTACCGCCGATAAAATCCGGCTTGCCGTCCAGGCCCATCAGGAACTCGTCCAGCTGGTCCAGAAACAGTTGATAATTTTCGGTCACCTTGGCTGTAGTGGAAAGGTCAATTGCCGCGCTGGGCTTGTACTCTGTGGAGCTTCCAGTTACAGCCACCTCCAAGCCGTCAAAACTCTTTTCATTCTTGCTGGAATCACCAATAATCAGTGTCTCGGAAAACAGTGCGGACGCAGACTTTATCTTCTGCTGCATCTGGAAGGTCACCTCATCATCCACGCCTCCCATATCCGCAATCACACGGTCAATCTCGAATGCGCCTCCAAAAATCTTAAGATCTGTGGTGTACTTCTGTTTCTTGGCCTCGTCCGCCGTATATTCCGCATTAACCGCGCGGAAACTGGCTGTAGATGGTGTGATCACCCGGTAATACCCATAAGTCATGGTTGCCCCGCTGCCTACGGGAGAAACGCAGTCGTCAAAAATCATATGATCCATTAAAAAACTGGACTTACGGAATTCATCAATGACCGCCATAGACAATTTGTCCTGTGTCTTAAGTTTTGCCTGTGCTAATGTTACTGCCATATCCTATACCTCTTTTCTTATTTTTTAAGTGCTTCTGAAATAGCGTCTTTCAGCGTCATAGGTTCATTTGTTATCTGCTGGCCTGCGCTGGCTGCCCCCACCTGAATGAAACCCGTAGCCCCTGCCGCCTGCGGTTTCAATGCCGGTACATCTTCCAGTACCTTATTGATCGCATTTTTCAGCGACTCATCATTGATCTTCCCGTCCTGCCCCGTGACCTGGCTTAAATCTGCCATTTTAAGGACATATGGGATTGTCTTTGCGTCAAGTCCCAGGCTGATTGCGGTAAGCGTTGCCTCTTTTTCCAGCATCGCCTGCTGAGCCATGGCCTGGGCCTGCGCTGCCTGCGTCTGGAGAGCGCTCACATCCGGCTGACTTGCGGCCTTCTGCTGTTTAAATGCTGCGATGGCCTGCTTCATTTCTTCCTCGGACAGCCCCTGCTGTTTGAAATAGGCTTTAAGGGCTGTGTCTTCTTTAGCCTGTAATGTTCCGTCAAGCATCTGCTGGATTTTGCCATAGTCAATCTGCGGCACTGTTGTCTGCTGACCTGTTGCTGGTAGTGCCTGCTGTCCCTGTGCTCCTGCTGTCGGTTCAGTTCCAGCAGCGCTTCCTGCGGATTCCGCAAAAAACTGTAAATTCATTTTCTTCATGGTCTAATAGCTCCTTTCCATTTCTAAGAGTGTCACTCTCTGTTACCTGATCCATTGTCATCAGTGTCACTGGCCGCGCACCTTTTAAGGCCTTGTCGCGTTTGGGCATAAAAATAACACGTCAGGGGTATCCTGCATGTTCTAATCATTTCTTTGTGATAGATTTCCCACGTATTTTCTGTCTTGCGTCATCTACAAATTGCTCTACTTTCCTCTGAGCCTCATCATAAGACATCCCCTGCATTTCCATATATGTGCGGATAAGCTCCTGCTTGGATTCCTCCGTCTTTTTCTTGGACGCTTCCAGCTGCTTCATCATTTTTTCTGTTTTGGATTCTTTTTTCACTTCAGGATTAGCTTTTAAAGCTTCTGTCTTTCTTTTGTTGTCATCCACTATATCCTGCCAGGTATTGGCTTTCTGCTTATACTGCTTCCGGTTATCTGCATCCAAAGAGTGTTTTTCCAGCCGCTCATATTTCTCTGCCTGCCTTGCAGCATACTGCCGCTCGGCATCCTGCTTATTGGCCTGTCCGACCGCCTCCAATTCCTTCTTTGTCCACGTATCGTCGGCTGTGGATATCCCAGGGAAATAGGTTGTATGGCTGTCCTTACATCGCGGGTGATATAGACCAGCGGCTATGGCCTTACTCATAAGAGGATACGGGCCGTCAGACTTCTTTCCGCCGCTCCATACATCATCAATCAACACCTTGCCACAGAACGGAAGGCACTTCGGGCACGGATTGCCACGCTTGTTGACGATTACGGTAGCAATCCCCCATTCCTGCCGTTTCTCCCCTTCCCCGGTCAGATACGCCCGTTTGCTAGCCGTCCTAATTGCCATATCTGCATAATCCGCCAGGGTATGACGGGCTCCGTTTGCATACTCTATACATGCAAGACCACGGGACAGCATATCCTTTGTAGCCATATCCACAGCCTTCTCGTAAGTGCCAGCGCCGGTATTCGCATAGACCTGAGCGTTGTATATTACCTTCCGGTACTCATCATTAGCTTTCCTGAGGATTGCTGTCTCTGCCCGTTCCATATCGTTTGTTGTGGCCTCGATCAGTGCCTCCAGCTTCCGGTTGTTTAGACGGAAGAACTCTGCCGCGGTACCCTGGGAAACTTTATTTGCGCCGGCAAATCCATTCTTAATGGCGTTCAGGATCCGGATCTCTTGCTGCATATTCCCAGTCTGCCTTGCCTTGTAAAGGATTTCTCCAATCTGACCATTAATATCCTTAAACTGCTTCCCGTAGCGCTTCTGATTGGCTTTCTTATACTTCTCCAGCGTTTTTAACTGTTCTGCCTGCCACATGCTCCACTGGATCCCCTCGTCATCTTCCCATGCTCGGTGATGGTCCATATTACGGATCATGGAAGCGATCAACTCGTCCTCGATCGCCTCGAAGGCGGCGCCGATATCATAATCCGCCAACAGCATCACCTCCCGTTTGCATATACTTTGAATCCCTGCGCCTTAAACTGCCGCGTTAGGTTTTTAAGCTGAGTAACGCTCGTACACTTATCGCAGCGCAGCTCCGCATAGTCTTGTTTCTCAATCGCGTAGATTCCAAAAGGGACTTGCTCACTTGCCGTCTGGAGCAGCCCCTGGTACTCCTTCTGGTTCATCTGGTACAGGTGATTCATTACTTTGACCTTCATCTGGATTGCCTCCTTCCGTGTTGACCATGAAGCCACCGGCAGCCATATTCATGCCTGGTTCCTCAACCTCCGTGATTCCCTGCTCCGCTTTCAGTCGCTTTACTTCCTCTGCCTTCCACGCTTCGTCCTTGCTGTCTCCCCACATCTCCTCGACCTGTGCCTCAATACTCATAATACTGGATCCAGGACGGGCCTTAGCCAGCGTCTCGACCTGGCTCTCAAATGATGGATTCGCATATTCACCGAATGGGATCTCTACCTTCACCCCCTCGATCGGCTGCTTCATCAGGATATGGCAGGCGTTGATGCAGGCCGATATCACTTCCGGCAGTTCCTCTTGCAGAGCCTCCACAATGGCGTTACGGGTGTACAGCGTGGCTTTCTCCTTCTCACGCTGCGCCTCGGCATTGTCCAGCTTCTTAACATCAATACCGAGAGTAGAAGGACTTATGATCCCCTGCAAACAGAGGTCTAAAGCCGTCACATAGCTGGCAAGATAGCTCTCATGCGGGATATCTGGCTGCTCTGTTAGAATCTGGTTCTTTCCACCTTCACCCATGTTGTCGTCGCCGGCAATGAACCGGTTATCAAATGCACTCGCCTTCAGCAGCTCCCCGGTTTCCGGATTTCGTGGAATATATGACTCTGGAATGTATGTCCTGGCCCTTCCTGCCCGGAGCGCGTCCATCCATTGCGACCAGGCCTCATCAAATGCATCGAAGCTGTCCAGTTTGCCGTCAAAAATAGAGCCACCACGACCCTCGTATTTCGTGCTCTCATACACCTTGAGCGGCACTGCCAGGATCACCGTCTCGTCAAATTTCCAGTCGGATATATTCCGCGTGGCTTCGATAGTCTTCATGTCAACCTCGCGTTCTCCCTTATAGAGCTCATTCCGGATGTATCCGTAACCATAATGCTCGTAGAGGACATACTGCTGACGATGGTCCATATATGGTGTTTTAAACACGACCTCTTTTAGCCGGCCACGCTCCTGTATGATCTCGATCCGCTCCCCCGGATACCATTCCAGGATCGGGTACTGGCTCAAGTTTGTGTCGATCGTCACCTTGTAGGCGCCATCACCAATATACAATACTTCCTTAACAGACCGCTCCAGGGCCTTCCTGAACTTATTTTCCTTCTCTATCTCCTTCCAGAGCTGTTCCTGTGCCGGACTCTCAAACTCAAAATCATTCATATCGGCCAACACAATCCCGGAGAGGATCCGCACGATCAGACCAGGGAGGCCCGTATGAATCTTCCGCATCTCCATGCCAGGTGTACATTTACTGGCCCAGAACTTATACTTATCCGCATACTCATTGACGCTCTGATACATCTGTTCCAGTTCGTTACTGTCCCCGCGGTACCAGATCCGGTTCCGAATCGCGTTGAGTTCAAAGTCCATTGTTTCCTGAATCTGTATGCTCTGCCCCATGGCCGGCTGGACATCAAGCCAGCTCCGGATCCCTCGTTTGATATTCTCGTTCAATTTCTGTGCCACCTCTTTTATGTGTATCGCCATATATAATCACCCGCCGTTTCCTGAATGCCTCTGCAACATTTGCATATCATCGTGCCGCATATGCCTAAAGTTTTGCTTGCGTCTACTGCCCCGCCCCATAGCTTCACGATTTTCCCGTTTACGTCCATTTGTGTAACTGGGCGCTTATGTTTCTTCGCATGGCCGTAATAGTCAGTATTTCTTTTTGCTCTATCCCTTGCTGTTCCATAGCAAATATTATATTTCAAATCCGTCTATATCTTTCCATTTCATTTCTCTGCCTCCTCAAATCCTATAATCCCCCTGTATGGGATCCAGCCATACTGTGATGCATTAATCGTATGATCGTTACGGTCCTCGGGGAGATCCTTATCTTCCTGCCAACTGTACCGGTCCAGTTCTCCCAGGTGCTCTCTGCACGTATCTACAACCAGGTAACAGCCCTGCTGGATCCAGCCCAGCATAAACTTGATACGGTCCAGGATCTCCACTTTCTTGTAGCTGTCGTTAAATGTGTACAAGCTGCCATGAAGGCGTTTCCACTTCTTCAGCTCCATGATTGTCGCCTGATCCGCACAATCAATAAATACGTCTCTGGCAAGTCCCCATTCCTTCCGGTTGTGCTCCAGGAAGTCCAGGAACTTCCCTACGGCATCCGATGGCGCAAGAGGCTGCGATAGGTCCGCATTACTGTATACCTTCTCGTCCAACACGAACAGACGACGGTCCATGGTAATCCCCTGAAAGATCATGGCGATGGTATCAGGTGACTTGCTGGAGTATGATGTATCCAAGGCGGCGCTGAACTTCTTAAACTTGATCTTGCCGGACGCAATCTGTTGTCGTACCCATTCTGCACTGACAACGTGCTTCTTCCGGTCGAAGTTCGGAAAGATCAGCCCGGTTGCCTTCCCTCGCAATCCCTGAATCTTGTTCTTCCAGATCTTCGTGCCTTTCGGCGTGTTCGTCATAATCTGATCCAGCTTCTCCTTCGAGAGACCCAGGTTATGGGTAAAAGAAAAGAACCAATGCACCCAACCGGGTTTTGGTTCCTCTCTCAGTTCTTCTCTAATTTCTTGTGGTGTCTCTTCCTCCCATTCTGGAAGCGGCCTGGAGCAGTTGATATACTCCTTATAGACGTCCAGGCTCGGATCGTCCGGGTTAAGCGTCGCCATCATGTAATCACAACGCATAGATGCTTCCCGCACAAATTCAATGTCTGCTGTGTTGATCTCGTCGATGTACAGGCAGCCGTACTGGCCGCCAAGAGCCTTTTGCCACTTAGTCTTATCGCCGTATCCCATCACATATATGACCTTATCACCGCTGGATGTGTGAAACAGGATATGTGGAATTTTATCGTCCTTAGATCCGTTGCCGTTGTACTCAGCCAGGATCCCGAAGTCGTCAATGATTCCCAAATCCTTATTGATGATGTTCTTTTCGGCGGTGCCTGTGTCCTTGGCCGCGATGATGTGTAGCTTCTTCGGGGACTCGGCGACCTTGAGCATGAACTTGAATAGGCCTACCGTTGTCTTGCCAGCGTAGGTTGTCCCTTCCAAAAACTCCACAGGTGCATCACATCGGAGAAACGCCTTATACTTTTTCGACAGCAGCAGCCTTTCAGCACTCACTACTCATCACCTCGCATCTGTCCGATCAGGTCGTCCAGCTTGCTCTTCTCGTTGTCGAGTCCTCCAGATAGGTTGTTCTCGACCTTTGTGGTATATCCGTACTTGCTCATCCAGAGTCCGGCCAGCTGTGACGGGATCACCTGCAACTCGAACTTGCGGCGGGCGTCGGCCTCGCATTCCTCTCGTATGCGTGTGACGATGTCACTATATCGCTTCTTCTCGGTATAAGTCTCATAGAACCGCTGTCTTGCCATTCCCAGATATACACAGAATCCCTCGATTGTATACGTGACGCTCCGTTTCAATTCCTTGCTGACAAATTCGCTATTTTTGGAGCTGAATTCATGGGTCAGTACACTCTGGTTATCGCATACCTGCTTGTACTCTTCCCATAACTGCTCCATCTCCTCCGGAGACTTAATTTTCAGTGGTCTTCCCATGAAATCACTTCCTTTCTGACGCTATCCGCTATATGATTTGATGACCTTATCTAGCTCCTCCAGATACTGGTTCGCGCTCTCGAGATGGCTCTTTCCAATTTCCGCTTGGCGAATCAGACCTTCCCACAGAAGCTGATGACTTTCATGGCACCGATGAGCCATAGCAATCTGATTAATCCAGAGAGCCATTATTGTTATCCAGATCATGATAATTTGCAGTTTCTTATCTTGCTTCATATCGCCTCTCTGTTTTTGTGGTATAAGAAAAGCCCTCACATCTCTGCAAGAACTCTTCCAAAGGAGAAAATCTTATGATGAACGAAGCGGAACATCACGGAATCGAACCGGAACCCAGGGCGCGACCCTGTCCATCTGCCATTGATGGTATGCTCCACATAATACCGGATCGCCTCCGATATTGCCCTTATTGATTTTGAAAGGTCTGTTAAGGGAGAACTTTTAGACCTTGCCGAAAAAGCGTGTCAGGGTTGTGTTTTATTGATACACTTTTTACAGTACTATTATAGCACACTTGACAAAATAAGTCTTGCGGTTAGTTGCTGACTTTTAAAAATCTTTCTTCAAATTCTTGCAGTGCTTCCCCATGAAGGTGACATGTCCAGTAATATGACTTATCAAGATCTCCCGCGATCGTCTCTAATGACTGATACTGCACATATTTTCTGAACAGTATATCCACATACTCCACCTTTGAAAGCTGCTGTATCTGCCCGATCCGTTCATGTCTCATATCGTGCCACTGGTCTATCTCGTCGTTAATCTCTCGCTGCATGTCAGTTATCCGGTCTGATATCCGAGTAAAACCCGATCCATCAGGCGAAGTCTGAACCCGTTCCGCAGAATAATCCGTACCGCCTACATATGTACGGCTTCCCTTAAGGGTCTCATACTCGATCTGTTTCTGGTCGATGGCCACATCTATTTTTTTGATTTCTTTCAAATACTCCTTAGCTGTCATTCCCTATCCTTCCCTTCTTCTATCCAAAAGTTTTGACCGCCGAAACAGTTGTGATGTCACAACTATGTCCCGCCTTTCCTCTCCTCTTTCTCATACCTCTCCTTCAAGATCTGAATCATATCACTTATCATGTGACTACAGATATCACAATGGTACTTCTTGATCAGCTCCCGGCCTTCTTCTACAATTTCATCCCATTCCGGTGATTGTCTGGTAAGCAGCACGTTCTTCCACTTGTTCCAGAAGACGTTATACGTTTGCCAGAATATTTCTTTCATCTGTTCATTGTTCATAATTCACCTCAGTCAAACGGCAGCTGTTCATCAAGCGGCACGCTCTCAAAATCATTCCTGATATATTCTCCAATCTTCTCAGTCCATGTATACGTTTTTGTCTCTCCCGGACTGTTTCTCAACCGCTTCGTGCTCTGCTCAAAATACAACGGGACAAATTCGTCCTGGACGCCGCCATCACGATCCTTACAAATTTCTATGACATTGCTGCACTGGTACAGGGGATCATCTGCTTTCCACTTAAACATTTCCTTCGATAGCCTTTTAAAGTCCTCATTCACCCGGTGAAGAATAAATGCATTATCAACACGGTTCACAATATCATTGCTTCCTGACACATCGTCCAGGCGCAGGAAACCGGTTGACTTTCTGGGATGGGCTACAAAGAGAATATGTATATTCGCCTGCTTCGCATAGTCCTCCAGGCTCTCCACAAAATGGCTCTGCTGTTGGTACTTGTCCGATCCCATCTCCATAAGGTTTAATGCCATCATATTATCCAATATTACCAGATCGACCTTGTGCTCCGTTACACACTTCCTGATCTGGGTCATAATCGACCCAAAGTTATTCCCATAGTAGTTGTTATAAACCCAAACCTTTTCATCAAGCCATTTGGATATGATCTCATCATACGGACTTCTAACAACGTAATAGTAATCATACTGTGTCTGGCTCACATACTGCTTTCCGGCCGCCTGCAAGAGCAGCCATTTTAAAAGATTCTTCGGCTTTAACTCTCCGCTGAATAGTGCTGTCCGGTATCCCTGCTCTGCGGCCTCGATCGTAAGCTGAGATATAACACTGCTTTTTCCGGCTGCCCGCAGGCCACTGAGACAACTCACAAATCCTTTTTTCAAACCGCGCATCTTTTCATCTATCGTATCGATCCCGGTTTTGATAAATTCCTCTGGCGGTTCTTCAAGAAGCCGGATCTGTTCTGTTGTAAAAAACACCGGCTGCCCTTCTACGATCTTAACCTCTTCCTTTTTCTCAACCACATAATTCGGATTTCGATAATTGGGATGGCGCTGATCCGGAACGTACTGCCGGTCATAGGCATCTGGCTCATAAAGTCTTCTGACGTCCTGCCATGTCTTATCGGAACACGAATTATGAAAGCAGTGAAATCCTATAGCTCCGTTGGCCGCCTTAAAAATACAGGCATCTTTCCCAGTATGGTTATCATCAAATGGACACTTTTCCAGTATATACTTTGTCCCGCTGCCATAGCTGGCCTTCGTGTATCTCAGCCCGTAATGATCGAGCCATTCATCGAGATCGAACTGGCGCGGGTTATAGTTGTTATACCGCTGCGGTTTCTCCGGTTCCGGCAGGTATCCAGCCAGTTTTACCAGAAGCATCTTCTTATTCTGGACCGGCTTCTCTGGAGACCGGATGATATAGCTGGGCCGGTGCGGCCGTTCGGGAGTGTTTGCGCCTTTCTGAGCCACAGTCCCGTACAGCTTGCATACTCTGGCCGGATTAAAATTCGCCGTATCGATCTTTACGGCATCATCAGAAAAGAACATATCGAGTACCGTCAAACAGTTTTTCATCAGTGCTTTATTTTCATCATTTGTTGACAGAGCTACGCTGTATAAAAGATGTATGCCGTTCCCGCTGAATCCCACAAGCGGCTCCTCGAACCCTGTCTTTTTCATATAGGCATAGACTTCATTTGCCTTCAGCTTCGCCTTTTTAATCTGTTCATTGCTTGCCGATGTTCCCGCAGCTCTCACCGGGTCAATATCCACCATTAACCAGTCATATAAAGTAATATCGGTATCTGAGGTAGTCGGCTTCCCATTCTGGATAAACTGGTCTCTCTGCTGTCTGGAATAACATTCGTCTTTTATGCTGTTTAACGTGATGTACACGTTACAGGTTGCTGCAAGGTTCAGTCGTTTCAGTTCATTTATGAGAGTATCAGCAGTTGTGAAGTACCCGGTTGCATTTCCTCTGCCGGATATCACCCTAACCTCGAACAATGCATTTCCTGGCTTCATAACTGTAATGGCTTTTCTTACTTCTGTTTCGTTAAAATTCATTCAAGTTCCCTTCCATCCGCTGTTATTAAAAGTTTCGGCTGCATCTGTATAAAACCAATACCATTACTCCAGACGCCCAGTTTCTTTAAAACTTCCTCGTCCTGTCTGCTTAGCCGGAAGAAATTGTTGTAGAGTCGCTCAAATTCCTTCATACACAAAACCACTCTCTCACTGCTTTCAAGCATTTCGCGGACATACTCTTCCGTGAGTGTCTGAACGGCATATTGCGCAGGCGCATTTAATTCCTCAAACGATGCATTCTTTAACAATTTCTGCCATTCAATGGACCAGTCTGGTACTACTATCTTCCGGCTGATATTTCGGATATCGGCAATCGCAGGCGGGTACGGACTTTCCCGTATGTATGCTGAAACCGCTGCTGAAGCTACCGCGTAATCTAAGTCCTTCAGCATTTCATACCATGTCCTGATGCCTTCGTCATTTTCAAATGCCTTTAACGCCGGGAACGCTGCTTTCAGTGTTATTGCTATATTTTTAAATTCCTCGTATTTCATTTTTGATCTCCTCCAATTTTTTCTTCCAGTTTATTCAGCCTGTCCGCCGTATCATATAAATCATTGCCTGTCTTTCCCTGTCCTCTGCGGTTCTGGGTATAAAGCGTCTCAAATTTCTCGCGGAATTTCTTTGTACTACGGATATTCGTTTTCCAAAAGCTGTCGTGCGTTGCAAAATACAGGGTCTGTTTTATTTCACTCTCACTTAAATGATCCAGCCGTTTCATTTTCTCAATCTCAGAGGCCCACTTTCTTTTCTTCTCCAGCGTGTCAGGGACCTTTGCTTTCGGAAAAGTTTCAAGGCATGATGCAATCAGATATTCTACGCATTGCATTTCAAAACTGTCAAAATCATAGTTATTAGAGAACGGAGAAGTTGACCCGCCAGGGGCAACGACTACTTCTTTCTCTATCTCTAACTCTTTCTCTTTCTCTAACTCTTTCTCTTGTCGGACAACGTCCACTCCAGGAAGGACATTGTCCGCACCTTGTCCTATTTTAGCCCTGTAATTCCTCTTTTTTTCCGCCCATTTTGTCTCACTTCCGGTCATATTTTCAACTTCGACCATGAATATAGTTTTATCATCCATGATCTCTATCATCTGCAGATTTGTAAAAACTCCAATAGCTGCCCTGACGATATCTATATTGGTATTAGTGATGGTGGAAAGCATATTTTCATCATATGGAATAGCATCAGAAAACCGCAGCATACCGTCATGGGATACGCTTTCGACAAGTAATTTTAAGTAAAACAGGATATAATCTTTCCCGTTTGGCATGGCCTCTATAATCCTGATATCATGCCTTTTAAAGAAATTCTTATCCAGCTTTAACCAATAATATTTCTTCTCCTGTTCTGCCATAGTGTCACTCCTGCAAGCCAAATAATCCGTCATCACCGTACATTACATTTTGTAAGTGGTGATCCCCGTCATGTTCTCCACATACTCTGCACGCAAAGCTCCCTGACGAATTCATAAAATAGTATCTTCCGCATGCAGCACACTCACACAGCCATGCGTCCGGTCCACTAAAGCGCTTACCTTCTTCAAGTATGCTAAATTTCCCCTGTGCGCCACCGAGAATAATCGTTTTACCCGAGTCATTTGCCAGTTTCTGTATATTTATATATTTTCTCCCCGGGCGTCCCAGATCAGCAAGCATGTAGGCGTCCTGATCAGGAAGGTAAAAATCTGCTGCCTCATCAACCATACCGTCTCTCCCGCTCTCCGGGCAGTATACCCACGCCATATTATTATCTTCAAAAAACTTAGCCCACAGATAGCAGGTAAGATAATACATTCCATAAGTTTGTAACTGTAAAATTTTCTCTAACTTTTGAGGGTTCATAAATCTCCTTTCCGGAGGCGGCTACTCACCGCCCCCTACAGCATACCAATGGCATATAACGTCGTGACACATTAGTCCTTTGGCATAAACATAAATGAGTAACTATGTAAAAGGTCTTTGCCTGTTACATCATGATTAATGGTTGTAAATCCGAACCATTGAATAAGCTTCTAAAAAGCCGTTACAGCGCCTGTATTCCATGATTCTGTGCGTTTTATACGCCTTATGCATGGGATTTTCCGTACAGTACATCAAAAGGGCGTAGCGGCCCCTGTAGCGGTTTCTGGCAATTGCGACATGCCAGTACCGTCTTTCACGGCGGTGCCTGTTAAAGAGGATCAATTTCTTCACTTAATCACCTGGCCTTCTGTTTATGGTCGTTCAGCAGATCCCCTTTCACCTCGTAATAAGCGTAGCGGCTGCTCTGTCGGACGGGCTTGTCCACGTCTACATACTTTTTAAGCTTGTAGGCATACACTCCCACTTCGCGGATTTTTACCTTAAACCTCGTCCAGGTCTCGCCATCCCGGATAAATATTTTTGTCTCCATTAAACTCACCTTCTTTCACAAGAATATTAATATTATTTACATCATTATGAATATACTTTTATATTACCTTGTACTATGATATATTGCTTATATTACAAGGAGGTAACTTATATGAACTTTAAATTCTTATTACTCGCAACTTTATGCACTATTGTGCTATCAGCTTGTGGAACTCAATCTCCGTCTAACACAAATTTAGATTCATCTTCCGATCCCGAAACAACAACAGAGTCAAACAATTCGAACGGTACAGAAGCATCAACTTTCTCACAAGCAACCACAAAAACGTCCGTTTCTGAAACTGTATTTGAAAAAAATGATAAAAACACAGTTGATTTTAAAACGCTTATGGAATTAATAGGAAAATCTGACTCTAATGTAGTTTCTGTACTTGGTGAAGGCGATCCTTTAACCAACGATGATTCTGTACTATTAAATCGTGATTATACGTTATCGTTGTTCAATGAAGATGTTTCTGTTTCGTTAGCTTTCAATTTGTATCAACATAAAGCTAACTTATTAGACCAATGTACTATCTATCTAACTAAACCCGATTTAGATGGCTATAAAAAAATTCTGGTAGGTTTACTCGGCACCCCCTCCGAAACATATGAGAAATCATATTTTTTTGAAACCAGCACTGCTACTGTTTTGCTCGCAGATCCCTTTGATGATGTTCCTTATATTGAAATTTCTCCAAACAAAATTGATTAGTTCAAAAACCATAGGCGGCCTACTGTTACAGAAGGCTGCTGTTTTCTATTCTCTAAAAAAGCCTGAAACATTAATTTCTTTTGCCAAAATAAACGCCGTACGCGCCACATTTCTCAGATTATCTGTAATCAATGCCTTGTTGGGATTTCGATGCGATCGCGTATATACACACCATGCATCGAAATCCTCGTCATAATCCGGCTCTTTTTCCTTGTACAGTTCCGCATATTCAACCTCTTCCCGCGCCACTGCCAAACACAGTTCCATATATTTAATCTTCTGACCGTTATTCATCTTGCTTCTCCTTCTCTCACTAATATACTTCTCTTTCGAGCCATTCCAGGGTATCTACTGCCTTATCCGTCCGATATGTTACAACGTCCAGATCGTCCCGATATAGTTTTGCATCTACCCGGACCAGAAAGCACGCAAGTTCCTCGTCTGTCATCGTTCTAATGCGATCCGCATTTTTCATGGTTTTCCTCCTTCTGGAAAGCTTCATGCTATTTCCACGGCATATATTTACGTAAATCCGGCGGTATCTGAATCACTGTCACCAGAGTGCTTTCTGCGAATATATAAGCCTTGTCTCCATAGAGACGGATATTATCAGCCGTCCTGTTGTAGAAATACAGGCTCGTTACCTATTTATTCAGCCGCCCTCTGGTGTCTGAATGCCTTATACCGTCCGTAAACGCTTTATCTGCCATACGCTGAGCAGACCGCTTATTTAGTCCACAGTGCTCCTTTAAACGCCTTACCGCGTGCTTTGATACGGTTACCATTCAACCTTACCGCCTCCCGTCTGCTTCCTTAAGGATCTCTTTCAGATCACTGATGCAAAGCCGAATCTCCCGTGTCTTATCGACGCCAAGTTCGACATAGTTATCGTCCAATGCGCTCTCCAGATTATTTACGATGTCCATAAGAGTAATTCCCGGATCGTATTTCTTAAAAAGGATCCCTTCCTCAGTGGCGCACACCTCCAGCGGAGTACCTTCCTGTAACCCAAAACTCTTTCTCATGTCACGCGGCACTACTACGCGCCCCAGATCGTCAATTCTCCTGATTATTCCTGTTGAATTCATGCTTCTGTATCCTCCTTTATCTTCCCTGATCCCATCAGATACCCGAGATAAAACACGTACTTTGTGCCAGTGTTCACCAGGCATTCATGCATATCGCGGTCCCTGTCAGCCTCCCGGCCAGCATCGTTTATACAGGATACAAGGTAATCGTCCATCGGATCCGGTATTTCGTCGTCTACGATTGCATTCATTTCCGCTTTAATTACTGGAAGAATTTTCTTTGCCTTCTCCTGCGCCTTCTCTGCCTCTCTCTTTTTCATGCGGTCTTTATGAGCCTCTGTCAGTATGTGCCATACGTTCCAGCCATACGCTTCATAGACATATTCCACATCATCAGCTATTGGACAATCCATATCGCCGATATACCATGTTTGCCAGGAAGCAATATCTACAAACTTTTTTACATCGTTTTCCGGTACCGTTCTATTCACATACAAAATCTGCCATTTTGCATCGAACATCACAACAAAATCCCACTGCTCTGTATGATATTTGTGGTTAAGCAGCCAATACAGGACCGGAGGCAGTTGCGCCGGCGCAATTATTTTAACTTCGATATCTTTCAACATAGCACTTCTCCTATTCTCTGATCGTCTCGTAACAGTTCTTCCGGCCGTTGTATTTCACGGCAACCGGTGAACCGCAGTTAATGCAGTTTACGTCAAATACCTCCTCTTTGAGGTTCGTCATGTAGCGCGTATAAAGCCCGCATTCGCAGTATATACGCATTACCTTAAGTGGCTCCGTAAAGAAGGTTCGCGTCCCACAGCGGGGACATATGGAGCCGTTAATCCTATCTCTGGTGCAGAAAGCATGGACCTCTCCACACTTCCTGCACTTTATGTACAAGAATCCTTTATAGCCCCTGGGTTCTGCTGCCGCCGGCTTCAAAATCTTACTTTCCATCGGTGCCGCCTTCCTCGCTCTGTTGCGATCTCGCAATGGATTCTTCTTCGTCCTGGAGAAGTAGCTCCGCTTCATCCCGATCACAACCCAGATCGTCCATCAGGTCATATAATTTAAGTTCGCGGGCCACATCGTCGCAGGATACTTCTGCCTCTGCCAGCTGCTTCCGAATCTCCCGTAACTCCTCCTGAGCTCTGTCATAGCTTTCTACCATGCGGTTATATCTCTCTTCCGGAATCATAATCATCTGCATACTTCTGCCTCCTTTTCAAATCTTCTGTTCCACTGATCTACTGCTTTATTAATACATTCTTCCAATGTCACAAATCTGGACGGAATATTTGTAAATGCGACCGTCTTACCTTCTACAAAATAATTTGATACACAGTGGCAACTTTTACAGGTTACGCGGGCCGCCTTCATACCAAATACATTATCCTGAACCTTTAATTCCGCTTCTCCTCCGCAGAATGGGCATTCTCTTAACCCAATCATTTTCTGCATTCTGCTGCCTCCTTCTGCTCATTCAATACTTTGGTAACCCACTGCACTTCCTCTTTGTTCCACGTGCACGCCTGTTTCATAAAGTCGAGAAGATAAGGTTTTTCCCTCAACTTACGGATTATTTCCTCTCGCGCTTGGTACTCCTGGTGCTCTCTTTCTTTTCTTTTATTTTCGTCATGCCACCGCCAGTACGCCATTGGTTCATCACAAAACACCTTTAAATCATAGTTAAACAGATACTCTGCCTTAACACCAAATAATCCTGCCAATCCCAGCGCTTCTGAACATGAAATTTCACAATCACCTTTCATTTTCGCCCACACCTCCGGATCATCTTCCCTGCGGTGCTCTCCCAGCCCCATGTGCTCAGCAAGCGTGCAGATACTGTACCCGCTGTTTATGAGTTCTGCCATCAGGTTCGGATAAGGATATTCCCGAAGTTCCTCTATTGATAAGTTCTTATAAATCATATGGCCGCCCTCACTTTCTCCTGCTTCTTCTGGATCGCTAAATCAATCAAACGGTTTATGTATGCCTTAACCAGCTCAGGACGTTTAAAAGTATCCAGTTCTCTCATAACTTCGGTCCTGAATTCCTGTATTTCCTCGATTTCCATTGTTCCTAATTCCTGAATTAACTCTGCTGTCAAATACTCAATTCTTTTATCAATACTCATAAATTCACCTTCCATTTCTGGCCCAGAGGTGGTATACTGCAATTGAATGTTTGTGTATAGCCTCCGGGCCGTACTGTCCTTAGCTAATTGGCGTTAGTTAAGGACTTTTTTAATTGTTTCTCAGGTTTATAACACATGGATCTTCCTTATTTTCTGTCTCTGGTTCTGTTTCCTTTCCGGAGAAATACTCAATCAGCATGTCCAGATTAACAAAGATCTTCCGGCCGGATCTCACCACTGGGATTTCTCCCCGGTTCACCATCTGCCTGATGCACCATTCACCGACACCGGTCCCCGGATCCTGCTCTTTAAAGTAAGTTGCACACTGCTGAATGGTCCGCATCCGTGGTATTCCTGCCATGGGCTTCACGCTCCTTTCAGATTTCACCCCTGTTAATCTTCCCAATCTCCAACTGCATATTAATGGGTGGCTGCCAGCGGTTAATATAGGCCAGGGCCTCCTCGAATTTTACCTTCGGCAGATTTGCATATGCATTGATATCAAAATAATCATCAAAGTCATGCCAGAATCTCGAGAAACACTGACTGCTCATTTTTGAGTTGTCAGCATACCGATAGCGATAAGCAGGGGCGTTCTTTCCGCCAAGAGCATTAACTACTACCTCGTTCCCGAAATTTTTAATCTGCTTCTGCTCTCCATAATCAATGGTCATGTTATTCTCCAGATAATCCACTCGTTCCTCTACGCCGTCCAGGCGTTCGCCCTGCTTGTCCAGCATACCTAACTGAATACGCATCATCTCTTCCTCGGTCAGGCGTCTCCGCTGTTCTCTTTCCTCCCGCAGTGCGAAATATTCGTCAATCAGTTTGTCGTGAATCTTCCATGCCAGATCAGTATCCATAATCTTAATCAGCTTTGCATAACCTCGTTCTGATAATATGTAGATATGTTCGGCCTGGGTGATTGACTGTTTAGCATACCCCAACACTAAAAGGAGTTCCAACGTCTGCGTCTCGCGCATACGTCCGGCAAAGTCAATGTAATCAGTACCTTCCGTAAATCTTTTAATATTGTCGGTAATTCTACGCCTTACATCAAAAGTATTCATGCCGTGAATTTCAGCAATAGTCTTATCTGAAATACATTTCTTCCCCTCGCCAAATCCTCCGAGTACTACCGGGATATCCAATCCCATAAAATTCTGTCTTCCTGCTACTCTGATCTCATTCATCCGTATTTGCCTCCATCTTAATCTTGTACTGTTTCCTGTCTTTTCTTTCTTTATAAAATTCATTGTGTGGGCCGCTTTCAAAACAGTGAAGGTGTAAATCATCGATCGCGTCCATCCAGTTAAAGAAAAAGAATGTCAGATCGTCATTTACATATTCCCACAACAGATCAGCAGCATCCATCTCATTTCCAATGGGTTTATCCGGTTCAAGGTGCTCCACAGCGTCCCTTGTATAGAAATAATCCTTCGTTTCCCATCTTTCACCATCGAATTCCTTCTTTATAGGAAACATTTGCACTAATTCTTTCGGCGTTAATTTGCCTAATGCTGACATGATCTGGCTACACTCCCGATAGACTGTTTCTATACTCTCGCACGACTTTACCCGGGATCTGGGACGTTTTTTGAAGTATTCTTTCCCCATAGCCTTCACTCCCAAAAATACATATCTCGCTAATTCATCTCCGCACAGTTTGTCATACTTTATTGCTCTTCGGTGGGCTTTGCAATACTTCTTAAATGCCTTCCGGTACTTATCCGGTGATAAAGCAATGCTTAATGGATCAGAGTCTTTCAAAATATTCCACGAATATTTCAGGACCCCGGGAAGTAAATAAAATGGAATATCCAGCCCGGTTATTACCATTTTCATTACACATAGACGATCCATAACTGGCCGAAAATGACTTATGATATTCCGAGCCTTTAACTCATATGAAATCAACTCGGCCATATCGCTTTCGTCTTTATCTAACTTCTCCAATGCCTCCTTGCGAACCCTGCGTAATTCTTTCTTACTCCATTTTCGAAGGGAATACAGCAGGTTGTTATCGAGGACAGCACCATCTTCCACAACCTTGAATCCGTTTATGATTTCCCGTAGACGCTCCGGCTCAATGAAGCCCTCCAAAATACCGCTACAAGACTCCAATCCTTCCGAGTCCATTTCGATATCGTCAGATTCTGGTAAATAGTCCAGTATTACATGTTCATTATCAATAAGATCAGCGTCAACGATACGGTTAAAACAGGAGGGTGCAAATAATTTCACTCCTGCATTTTCAAGCATTCTTTCCATGCTTGCCATAGGGGGCGTTATATTCCGCCTGTTCTTAATATGCTCAATCAGTACCTTTTTTCTTTCTGTGTTCATTTTTCTTTTTCCTCTCTTTTTAATTCTGCTACGCTCTTGCACAGCGGCTTCACAGTTTTTACCGCTTCCGGTTGGTGGCCGGCGTGGGTGGATTTAAATTTCAATGTACAGTTAAATCTCACGGCACTTCCTTATACACAACCGTACAGGTCTTCGGATTGCCTTTGGAGTCAGTATAAGGAATTTTATTCGGATAGTTATTCTCCGCCAACCACAATCTCACATCTTCCATAACAGAAGGCTTATACTGAACTGTGACGTCCTCGTGGCCGTTCCGGCTGAATGCTGTCGTTACAATCTCACTGTCAGAAATATGCAGCTTCTTAATAATGACGCTGACGGCCTGATTATGAGGCTTATCTTTGGAAGAATATATTCCCAACTCCTTTGCCATCTCCGTGCAGTCGTAAAGCTTCGGCATCGTTTCCTTATCGGTGAGAAGAGGCGCAGTGAGTGAGTATCCAGAATCTTTATATATGTGCTGCATCTCAGCAGCTATATAAATAGGTTCTATTTTTGCGTCCTTATATGCCTCTCTGATGTTTTTCACCATCATGTTGACAGAGGAGAGCGGCGGACGTTTCGTATCTTTCTGTTTCTGTGGAGCAGCTTCTTTCTTGAAATAAGAAGTAACCAACTGCCGCTGAACCTTCCAGGACAAATCATCTGTGAGCGACTTCGTGACCATAAGGTATCCCTGCTCTGTGATAAGTGTAATATCCTCTGTCGCCTGTTTAGAATAAGCCGGATTGAAGTGTGTCCGAAATTCGGACGCGCTTATTTTGAAATAGTCTTCTCCATCAATAAAGCGCTTCTTATTATCATTGAAACGTTTCCTCGCTGTTCCCTCTGGCCTCTCATGGACGGTGTCAATGTCCTTGAATGTGACTACCCTCTGGCCTCTGAACTCTTTTACGGCCACCTCGCTGTTTCCTACTGCTACAATCTGTTTCTGCATTTCTGTTCTCCTTCTTTTATTTAAGTAGATTATAAATCTACCTTTGATTTAAAAAAAATTTCTTCCTTCTCCTCAAGGCAACAGATTCCCAATAACTCACATAACGTAGCAACTTCGCTTGTCTTGAACTCACTTCGATTATCGAGTTTCATGGACAATGCATACCTTGAAATTCCGAGTTTTTCTGCAATGTACTGCAATTTTAATCCACTTTCAGAAATTCTCTCTCTCAGCATCACTGTATTGGTCATTTTATCTTCTCCTTTCTTTGTGGATTTTAAATCTACCGCCATTCTAGCATCTAGTAGATCATAAGTCAACTATTTTTTTCAAATTCGCACAAAAAAGTTGATTTTTAATATACTTTGTGGTACATTATATTCATAGGAGGGATTTCAAATGGCTACTATCGGAAGTAATATAAAACAAAGAAGAGAAGAACTTGGACTAACTCAAGAAGAATTAGCAAAGAAAATGGGATACAAATCTAAATCTACAATAAACAAAATCGAAGCTGGCATAAATGACATTACGCAATCTAAGGTAATCGCTTTTGCAAAAGTTCTTAACACCACAGTCGCATATCTCATGGGCTGGGACGATAGAATTCTCTCGCTCGATGAATATAACAAAAAAGTAGCAAAGCAAGTGTGGAAAGATTTCATTCGACTGATTGAAAGTGTTGGTTACGAAATTACCGAACTAGAAAACGACAAATACGAAATCGTTTCTGATCGATCTAACAACGTTATAATAGTGACGAAAGAACAACTCCGTTCTTTAGACACTACGATTATGAATTATATCTCCTACACTACTGACAAATTTTTTGATGAACATTCGAACACTGCAAAAAATTAAAATAGCCTATGGCTTTTTAATAAAAATCAAAAGAAAAGAGGAGATGGGTATGAGTTATCTAAAAAGCAATGAAGTATTGCGCTTTCATAAATCACAAGCCCTGCAAAAACTTGACGCATATTTAGAAAATCTTATCTCTGCTGAAGATTTAAAGAAAAAAGGTAAGATGGACAAGCTTTGTTACTGGTTAGAAGACTGGACTACTTTTCTTGCCTTTGAAAGTCAATTTTCTCCTATGAGTTTAAGACGGTATAAACGGGGAGAAATCATAAAAGTACATTTAGGATTCAATGTGGGAAGCGAGGAAGGTGGATTACACTATGCTGTTGTTTTAGATAGGGATAACGCAAAATCCTCTCCGGTTGTTTCTATAGTCCCCCTAACATCAGTAAAGCCTCTTACCGATTTATCAAAATTAAAAAGAGGCAGTGTATTCTTAGGCAATGAACTTTTTACTAACCTAAGCGCAAAGATATCCTCAACTAACAAACATCTAATAGACGAATTAGCTTTATTACAGCAAATTGTTAATCAGATGAATATTGGCGCCCATCAAGACGAACGAGCTGAGGTGGAAAAGAGAATCCAGCATTGTCAAGATGAATTAGATTTTCTTAATAGGATGCGGACAGAAATATTTAAAATGAAGCAGGGTAGCATTGCCTTAGTAAACCAGATTTCCACTATCAGTAAAATACGCATCTATGACCCTAAAACGGACCATGATATTTTGAGCGGAATAAAGCTTTCTAATGAAAAATTAGACATGCTAGATAAAGAAATAATCAAAAGATTTACAAATATGTAGTATTATTTTCTTGACAATCGAATATAATAAGGGTACAATGAATACGAAAACAAAGCCGTTTACCGGCCGTATAAAAGACAATGTTTTCAGTCAACTGAAAACCGTATTCATTAAGACCCTGCAGAAATGTGGGGTCTTTTACGTTACACACCAAAATCAAAAATAAATAGTAAGTAAAAAGCCCCAGCGCGCCAACGCCAGAGCTTTTCACATAGATGCAACCAATCAACCCAAAGGGAAGAAGGTATACACCCCACATTCACAATAAGTATACCATCTTTCCTTTATTCAGTGAACCCCGAAACAGGCGTTCGAGTTGCGATATCGCAACAAATTAAGAAAGGAAGGATATTATGGCACAAGTAACAGCACGAAAACGCGGCAAGTTCTGGGAATACGGCTTCGAGGGCGCTAAGATCGAAGGCAAGCGCACCCGCATCACCCAGGGTGGATTCCGCACAAAGGCCGATGCCATGAAAGCCGGCACCCGGGCCATGACGGAATACAACAATGCAGGTCAGCGATTCGTACCATCTGAAATAAGTTTTTCAGATTATCTTGATTACTGGTATGAGCAACACGTTATGGTAAATGGAGCTAAGAACACAAAATCCAGTTATAAAAATACAATTGAGAAGCATATAAGGCCGGCTCTGGGCAAATATCGTCTCAAGTCTCTGAACAGTGACATATTACAGGATTTTATCAATAATCTGAAGAAGGCTGGCCTTTCGAAGAACACTGTGAAACAAATCAAATCCTGCACTTCTAGCGCGCTGAGTTATGCTGTATCGCCATGCCGATATATCTTGGCCTCACCCATGTTAGGAGTCCGTCTTCCAGCATACAAAAAAGAGCCTAAGAAAGAATACACTTTGACGTCAGATGATTTCCAAAAAATCCTCTCAGAATTTCCTCCAGGCTCCAATTTTTACGTTCCCTTTATGATAGGTTATTACACAGGAGTCCGTTTAAACGAATGTTTTGCTTTAACTTGGCAGGATATTGATTTAAAGAATCGGACCATAACAATTCACGATCAGCTTTCTTACGAGGATAAAAAATGGGGATTCGCGCCACTAAAAACCACAACTTCTTACCGCACTATTTCCTTTGGAGAAAAATTATACTTAGCTTTAAAACAAGAGAGAAAGCGCCAGGTAGAAAATAGATTAAGGTATGGAGAGTATTACTTTAAAAACTATATGACGGACGATGACGTTATTATTTTTACTCAGGAACATTTAAATTTCAAAGAATTGGATTTCGTCTGCAGACTAGAAAACGGGAAGCTCTATACATCCCAAAGTATGAAAAATGCGATTAAAAAAATCCATAATAAGCTGGGTATAAAAGAATTTCATTATCATTCACTTCGTCATACTCATGCCACGATCTTGGCCTCACATGTCTCGAATCCGGCCATCGTACAGAAACGCCTGGGACACGCGGAGATTGAAACTACATTGAAATACTACGTTTTTGATACAGAGGGTGGTGATAAATATGCCGTTGCTGTTTTTGAAGAATATGCGTGACTTGTCTACGTGCTTAAAAAAGCGTAGACAAATGGTAGACAAAAGGCACTGCCACAACCTCAACAGTGCCCGAATCCCTTGTAAATACGTTATCTCCCGTTCAAATACTCCATAATCCCCATTTATTTTTGGTGGAATTTAGTTTGCATTTACTATCATAT